GAAGAAAGCCGAGAATGGCGCGAAATTCCTGATACTTTTTGGACCGAGGAAACAGGTAAAGAAATAAGCCCTCGTCTTGTATTGCAACTTGTTGGTACAGAATGTATGCGTAACGGCTTCTACGACGGTATTTGGGTAAGCCTAGCAAAGAAAAAACTAATAAGATTTCCTAATCAAAATTGGGTTATTCCAGATACTCGCTTTGAGAATGAGATTAATATGATACATTCTGTAGGTGGTAAAATATGGCGGGTTAAGCGTGGCCAAGATCCTGATTGGTTTGATGCTCTTAGAGAAAATAATATAGAACCATTAGATGTTCATCCTAGTGAATTTAAGTGGGTTAGATCTGAATTTGATCAAACCATTGAAAATAATAGTACTTTTGAGGATCTTAAAAATCAGATCGTAAGTCTCCTTTAAGTATAGTAATTTTCTTTTCCTTGTCAAAGGAAACCTTACAATTAAGACATATTGTCCTATATGCATTAATATAATCTACAACATCTAATTGCTCGGGAAATTTAGCAACAAATCCACATGACTCGCATTTAAACTTCTTCTTATATCCTTCTTGTTGCCATAGTGGCTTTACATTTTTTTTCTTTTCTATAATACAAGCATCACACAAACTACGATAAAAAGTTCTGTCTCCTTTTTTATAGTTAATTGCTTTAGGGTTTATACCACAACGTTCACACAGTTCGATCATATGATATTTATGGTACCTTTAGATACCTTTAATTTCAACCTTTGATACCTTTATGGCACCTTTATTGGTATTGTAACCTCGTTTTTTAAGGACCATCAGCTAAATATTACTGAAGTCTGTAATACAGGAGGTCTATAATGGCATTGAATTCACCAGGCGTAGAGGTACAAGTAATTGACGAAAGTTTTTACGTACCTGCAGAACCATCTACACGCCCACTTATAATTTTCGCATCTAAAAAGGACAAAACTAATGCAAGTGGCACAGGTATTGCTACAGGTACATTAGCAGCAAATGTTGGTAAACTTTATCTAATAACTAGTCAAAGAGAACTCACTGAGACATTTGGAACTCCATTGTTCTACAAAGATCCTAGTAATAATCCAATTCATGGTGGCGAACTTAACGAATACGGCCTACAGGCAGCATATAGCTTCCTAGGTGTTGCAAATTCTTGTTACGTTATTCGTGCTGATATTGACCTTACAGAACTTGAAGCACAATACACTGAGCCAGGTGCAAACCCAGCAGAAGGTACATATTGGCTTGATACACAAAATACTCGTGCTGGTATCTTTGAGTGGAACGGATCAGCTGCTACAGTTTCAGGCGGACAGAAGTTTACTAATAAAGTTCCAAAAATTATTACAGATTCTTCAAAACTAGACGAAGCCGGTTATCCATCAGCATCTATCGGTATTGCGGGAGACTATGCTTTAGTATCAGTTAGTAACCTTAATAAAGCATATTACAAAAATCGTAGCGGTATTTGGGTTCTAATTGGTTCCCCAGAATGGCACGTTAGTTGGCCAACAGTTAAGGGTGAAAGCACTAACCCATCATTAACTAACCTTAGTACTATGTATATTAACGGTGTACTAATTACTAGTGGAACTACATTAGCATCATTAGTTAGTGCTATTGGAAATAATAGTACAGTACGCGGAGTTAGTGCTGCTATTGTTGACGGTAAGTTAGAAATTTACAGTAACGGTGCTGTCGACAGTGAACAAATGGATAGTACTGCTTCAAATACAATTGTTATTAAAGATGGTACAGGTGGATTATTAGCTAATTTAGGTATTACTGCTGGTTCTTACAATGGACCAAGATTGCAGATTAGTCCTCATACACAAGTTCCAAGATACAAAGCAAATGATTATACTTCAGTAGTAATTGCCGGTACACCAACTGATGTATCAACTGCTAGACCAACCGGTTCACTATGGATTAAGACTACAGACGTAAACCTAGGTGCTCGTTGGAGAGTTAAACTTTGGAACAAAAATACTGAAGATTGGGATACTATTGCTGCTCCTCTTTATTCAACAAACGAAACTGCACTGTATGGTCTTGATCGTGCAGGCGGTGGAGCTAATATTCCATCTGGTGCTGTTTATGTTCAATACAACTTTGAGGAAGAGTCGGGCTCAGACGAATCTCCTCGTGTTGCAAACTTTAAGATTTGGCGTCGTATTCGTCCTGATCCAACTGTTATTATTTCAGAAATTATTACTAACAGTACATTTGATAATGGCAACACATACACCTTTAATATTGCAGAAACACAAGCAACTAAGGCTGCATTGCAATCATTTAAGACAATCTCGTTTGAAGCAACTGGTGTTGCTGTTACAGATGCTGAGAGCCTCGCAGAAGCTATTAACGCAGGTGATGGAACTAATCAAGATCCATTTAAGAATGTTGAAGCTAGTATCGACAGCAGTAATAGACTAGTTCTTACACATAGAATCGGTGGTGATATGCGTGTGAGAGAAGTACCAGGTAATGGCGTTTTTGAAAGAATATTCTTAGGTTCATGGAATAATGATACTCTTTCCGGAACAGCAAATCTTTATCAAGATCCATTAGATCCGATTGTAGGTACAGCAATTCCAGGCGATCCAGACAACGGTACATATGCAACTTACTGGTATATTGTTTCTAACTGGAAACCACTAAGCTATACAGCAAGTGAAGATCCACCACAGAGCTTACCAGCAGACGGGCGCCTATGGTACAATTCAGCAGTTGATGAAGTTGATATTATGGTTCATAATGGTACAAAGTGGGTTGGTTATCTTGACACAACATCACCATATTATCCAGTAAATGTCGGCGGCGATATTTCCGGATATAAGACAGACCCTAACGGTCCAATTATTGGTGCTACAAGACCAACTACACAAAGCGACGGTACTCCACTACGTAATGGTGACCTTTGGATTGATACTGGTGATTTAGAAAATTATCCAGCACTTTACAAGTTTGATGGATTTTCGTTAACTTGGGTTGCAGTTGATACAACTGACCAAACAACTGAAGATGGCATTATTTTCGCTGATGCACGTGCCGGCTTAGATGGCGGTAAAGATATTGCAGCTACTGATTTAACAGCAGCAATATTTACAGCACCGAGCGGAACAATACAGGAACTTTTAACTAGTGACTTTGTTGACTTTGATGCTCCAGATCCAGATCTTTATCCACGTGGTATGCTTCTATTCAACACACGTCGAAGCGGATTCAATGTTAAGAGATTTGTTCGCAATCACATTGATCAGAACGCAGACAACGTACGTTGGCCAGATGTAGGCGGCGGAGAAAGCATGGAAGAGTACTATCCACACCGTTGGGTTAACGAGAGTGGTAATGCTCCAAATGGTTCCGGATTATTTGGTCGTAAGGCACAACGTAAAGTTGTTGTTAAGAGACTTAAAGCAATGACCGATACTAACCAAGCAATTCGCGATTGGGAAAGACATACATTTAACCTAATTTCTACACCTGGTTATGTTGAAAATATTGCTAACATGGTAAACTTAAACTACGATCGTAAATTAACAGGATTCGTTGTCGGTGATACACCATTCAGACTTACAAGTGATGCTACAACACTTACTGATTGGGGATCAAATGTTGCTCTTACAACAGATAACAATGACGAAGGACTTGTTACATATGATCAATATTTAGGTGTTTACTATCCTTCAGCATTTACTAGTGATAACTTAGGTAATGACATTGTTGTTCCAGCAAGTCATATGGTTCTTAGAACCATAGCACTAAGTGATGCTGTTAGCTTCCCATGGTTCGCACCAGCAGGTATCAGACGCGGCGGCATTACTAATGCTTCTTCAATTGGTTATGTTGATGCACAAGAAGGTGAGTTTAGAAGTATTGCGATCAACGAAGGTCAAAGAGATGCACTTTACTCAGTTGGTATTAATCCAATTACATTCTTAACAGGAAGCGGATTAGTTATATTTGGTCAAAAGACTCGTGCTAGAGCCGCTAGTGCTCTTGATAGAATTAACGTTGCAAGACTTGTTATCTATCTAAGAGGACAACTTGATAAGCTCTGCAAGCCATACATTTTCGAACCTAACGATAAAATCACTAGGGACGAAATTAAATCAGCAGCAGATAGCTTAATGTTGGATCTAGTATCTAAGAGAGCTGTTTATGACTTCTTAACTGTATGTGATGAATCAAATAATACTCCAAGCAGAATCGATCGTAACGAGCTATGGCTCGATATTGCAATTGAACCTGTTAAGGCAATTGAGTTTATCTACATTCCATTAAGATTAAAGAATACAGGTGAAATAGCTGGAATATCAAATCCAGGTACTACACAAACATTCGCAGGTTAATAACAATTAGACCCCCGTTAAGGGGGTCTAATTAAAAGATATAAATACATATAGGATTTAGGAGTCTAGGATGTCAATTGCAACACTATCAAAGTTTACAGTGCCTCTAGCATCAGATGTAAGCTCACCAAACCAAGCACTTTTGATGCCAAAGCTACAATATCGCTTTAGAGTCACTTTTGCAAATTTCGGTGTAACAACACCAACTACAGAAATAACAAAACAGGTTATCGACGTAACTCGTCCAAACTTAACATTTGACGATATTACATTAGATGTTTATAACAGCCGTGTATATCTAGCTGGTAAACACACATGGGATCCGATACAGCTCACAATACGTGAAGATGTCGGTGGATTCGTTCAACAGCTAGTCGGCGAACAATTACAGAAGCAGTTTGATTTTTACGAACAAGCATCTGCTGCATCAGGTATTGATTACAAGTTCTCATTACGTATTGAAATACTAGACGGTGGAAACGGAGTTAATATTCCAGGTGTTCTTGAAACAACTGAAATGTATGGTTGCTACATACAGAGTGCAAACTATAATCAGTTAGCATATGCTAATAGCGAGCCAGTAACTATTACACTTTCGATTAAGTTTGACAACTGCATACAGACACCGTTCGATAGAGCTGGTATTGGTATTCCGATTAGCCCAAGAACAACCGGTACATTATCAACTGGTGGTGGTATCTAATAATATTAGAAATCCTAGACAACAAAGAGACCAGCATAAAAAACTGGTCTTTTTTGTTGGATAAATATCTTTATGAGTAGATATTACAATGGATATTTAGGTAACCCTGATCAAGGTTTATTTTTTAGAGATTGGCAGCATGCCGCTCGATTATATGTTGACGACATTTATAGATTAGCACCAAAAACTAAGTTTCTTTATTATGTCGTATTTAATTTCAATGAAAGTTCTATTGCTAATACAGCATTCCAGCAACAAAATAGACAAGAACTTAACTTTATAGTTAAGAAAACAGATCTTCCTAAGTATACTTTGAATATAGAAAATTTAAATCAATATAATCGTAAAACTACAACGTACACTAGAATGACGTACGAACCGGTTAATATAACTTTCCACGATGATAATAATGGTGTTTCTAATGCTATGTGGGCAATGTATTATTCACATTACTTTGCTGATCGTTTAAATTCACAGACTCCTTACTCTGACATCAATCCTGTAGCTTATAAAAATCATGCATATGATCCAAAGAGTGGATGGCCTTATCGTTATGGGTTAGATACATCAACTGGCATTGAACCATTTTTTAATAGTATTCAATTAATGACATTATCAAAACATAAATTTACAAGTTATCTTCTATGTCACCCTAGAATTACTTCATGGCAACATGATACAATGGATCAATCAGAAGGAAATGGTATTGTAGAGAATAATATGAGTGTTGCGTATGATGCTGTTATATACACTACAGGAACCGTAGCGTACGATAATCCATCAGGATTCGGAACCTTACATTATGATCAAGCACAAAGTCCACTAGGTCCGTCTAACCAAGCATTTTTACAAGGCGCTCTTAATTCAATTTACTCGCAAGATTTAATGGGCGTTAATCCATTTAATCCTATAGATCTTGGTATTAGTGTACTTGCAGGATCTAGACAATTAGCTACAGTAGGAAACCAAGCACCTTATGGGTCTTCGGGATTATTATCAACAGGAGTATTACCCGGAGCTCTATCTTCATATGCTACATATTCTTCTACTTCTACAAGCGGATTTCAAAATTATGATTTCGGTGGATCAACTAATCCAACAACAATCAATCAAGTTCTTAGGTCACCTGTTGACGAATCATACAATAGCGGAGCATTAGCAAGACAAACAGCAATATCTGATCAATTTACAGCTTCATTAAAAGGAGCAAATGCTGTTGATCCTCCTATTACTACTGATGTTTACTCTACTAATTTACCTAAAGATACTCCAAGTTCTGTAGAGTCTAAAATATTTAATGGATATAATACCGGAGTAACTATACCTGAAGCACCAGGTGCTGTAAACATAGACTATTTTGTTGAAAGTGATGTTGCTAGTAATCGCTCGATTACTTCTAACGAACTAATTAATAATAACCCTCAAAACCCGGATGTACCAGATGATCCATTTAGTTAAGGAATAAACATGGCAACCCCTATTTCAAATCTTCCAATATCAAATAAAAGTAATGATAGTTCAGATTCTGCTAAGAAATTTTTTAATACATATTATGATAAAAGCATAGCTGTTCCAGGTGAAGTTATTGATGCATCTGTTGGTTATTTTATTAGCAAAGGATTTAGCGAAACTGCCGCACAAGCAGTTGCTACAGTATTAATTTCTCAAGCTAAAATAGACAATGTTAATGTTTTTACATTAATTGATACTCTTAAGAAACTTAATGAAATACAATTGAGTACTGTAGTTAGAGAAATCTTAAACAATAATAGATTAAGAATTAGCACCCTCGGTACAAAGGTTGATAATTCTCAAAATATTCAATATGAACTAAGGAATATTATACCCTAATGGGACGGTTTGCTCAAGGGAGATTTGAACCAAAAAATCCAGAAAAGTATGTAGGCACAAAGTTACCAAAGTATCGTTCAAGTTGGGAATTTGTGTTTATGAAAATGTGTGATGAAAATCCAGCAGTCACACAATGGGCAAGCGAAGCTGTACAGATACCTTATCGAGATCCCACAACTGGAAAAGCAACTATCTATGTACCTGACTTTTTTATTGTATATGGTGATAAGAACGGTAAACAACATGTAGAAGTTGTTGAGATTAAACCAAGCAATCAGCAACTATTAGAAAAAGTAGGAAAGAATAAAGTAAATCAATTTCAGTATGTAAAGAACATGGCTAAATGGGAATCAGCAAGAGCTTGGTGTAAACAAAGAGGTATATTCTTTCGAATCATAAATGAAAACGATTTATTCCATCAAGGCTTGAAAAGAAAATAAGTAAAATATGACTAAAAAATTAGAAGAACTGCTAAATCTTCCCGAGCATAAGGAAACAGTTAAAGCAGTCGAAAAAGAAATAAAAGCTCAAGCTACTGTAGTAGCAAAGCAAGAAGAGATTGAACACACTATGCGTGAATTTGATAAAATCTCTCAAGCACTTCCCCCAGTAGACGGTCTTGGACATGTAGCAGATAAGGAATTAGACGATCTTGCTGCTAAAGCAGAAAAAGCATATGAGGATCTAATGGATCTAGGTATGAATGTAGAAATGCGATATTCTGCTAGAATCTTTGAAGTAGCAGGCGGTATGTTAAAGAATGCTTTAGATGCTAAAATTGCCAAGCTCGATAAGAAGCTAAAGATTGTAGACTTACAACTTAGAAAACAAAAATTAGATCAAGATGCTCAAGGAGATGAGGGCGGCGGAGCTCCGATTGATGTAACTGGATATGTAGTTACTGATCGCAATAGTCTTCTTGAGAAACTTAAAAAAATGGATAAATAATTCATAGGAAATAACCATGAAAAATCTACATGAATATCTCGCAGAGAGCAAGAAAAATTGGACTTTTAAAGTTAAGGTCGCAGGAGAATTACCTGAGAAATTTGAATCTACTCTAAAAACTATACTTAGTAAGTGGGACGCAACTGTTACTTCAAGTGGAACTACTCCAGTACAAAAGTTGCCATTAGATTTTCCAAATTTAGAGAATAAAGAAGTTCATATGTTTGAAGTAGTTGCTAACTATCCGGTTACATCTGCTGAAATCGTTAGTATGATTAAAGAAAGATCACACCTAAGTCCAAGTTGCTTTGTTGTACGTGGATGCTGTGAACCAACTGAAGAATATCAAGAGCCTAAAGAAGAAGGCTATATTGTAAAGTTAGGTTCTGAGCTTGAAAATCCAATGGGCAAAGAAGCACAGGAAGCAGTAGGTGAAAAAAGAATTCTAAGTCTATTTAAGGACTTAACAAATTATAAGAATGAGAAATTAAACGTTGATATGGCAGATGCCGGTAAAGCCGACAATACTAAGAGCCTATTAGCAACTAAAATTATGCCAGATCCGAAAGGTGTTAGAAAATGAGTGATATGAAAAAACTATTGAAAATCGTAGACGAGTCTGGCGATAAGGTCCGCATTGACGAAGGCGTCAATGTAAGCATCAATGTTAGTGGTGATTCCCCCTGTGATGTAGGTGAGGTATTGGCGAAGGTAACCAACCTCTCAAGCCCACGTCCAGTCACTCCTGACATGATGCCAACACCATCTGCTCCACCTCCAATGCCAATGGTAAAGGCTATTGACATTGTTGGTAAGGGCGATGGTCCAGCAGTTCCTCCAGCACCTCCAGG